CTTGGCGTTGGCGACTATCTGGGCCAGGCTCTCCATCGTGATGCCAGGTTGATTGCCCAGGTCTATCGAACGGGTCAGGCCCATGATTGTCAGGTTGACGAGCGACGGCTGGTCTGCAATTCTGAGGCCGTCGCCCATGACATCGGCCAGACCAATTATAGTGTGGAGCCTTGGCGCGCCAAACACGGGGAATCTCCATACGATGTTCGTGGCGTTTATGACCTCGATGTTCTTGCAATAATAAAAAGGATAGCCCACCTCTATTCCGGCCATGTGTTCGGCCGGGAAGTTTGTCCTCATCTTTGCGTTACAAGAATACAGGGCCTGGCAGCTGCCTCTCTGGCAGTCTCCAGCTTCAAGGATGTCGATTGCCTCTTGTGTGTTGATGTCAAGCAGCCCGTTGAGTTCAAAGAATCCTGAATCCTCGTTGTAGCGGCCTATTATCCTCAATGAGTTTTCTCTTTGATAATAGTTGCACTTTCGGTTCCATGCGTCAATCAACACCTGACTCGGCCTTGTCCATGCCGCATCCGACTTCTCCAACTCTGTCTTCTGGGCTTCCGTGACCTCGCGATAGTCATCAACGGACTCGTCCGCAGTGAGAATCTTACGTTTCCAGAAACAATGGACGTTGGTGGGCGCGGACTGGGTGATCCATTTACCCCCCCGATGCGTATATCTCTGTATATGAGTTTGTTGTATTGATTTGTATCATAGTTCTATACTGTTGCGAATGAAACGTTCTTGGCCATCGCGTCCATCAGGATATTGTGCCATTCCGTGTTCGACTCGTCGGTTAGCTTGGCGTAAACGTCAGGATGGACGGTCACGGTTTTCGACCCTGATGACAAGGGCAGGTAATGGAGCCGTCCGACGGTGGTCGCCGACAGGCGCGGCAGCCCCGATATGTCAAGATTGCCGCGCAGCTCCCACATGTCGGCCTCCTCGAGGTTCGGCGCGCCTTTGACCGAGGTCAGGCACGCGACGCTCAGGCTCCCGATTATCCTCCTGAGGTCAGGCGCCCCATCCCCCTCGGCGAACGACAGGGCCGATGGCGTGTGCCGGCCGAAGCCCGATGGCACGAGGTTCAGCACCTCCATCCCGGCCCCGCACACCTCCGCCAGGTTGATGTGGAGGGGATGCCCGTACCCGTTGCCCGCCAGCAGCGGCGGCAGGTTTGTGCGTATTCCCGCGTGCAGGTAAGCCTGCTGCGCGTTGATGTTCCTTATCCTCCCGGCGGCCTTTATCCTGACAGCCTCCTCCATTGTGATGTCGGTGATGCCGTTCAACTCGAAATAGCCTGTCCGTGAATTGAACGCCGAGTAACGGAGCCACGTCCGGCGGTCTGCCGCCAGCACCATGCCGTCGGCCTCCCATTCCCGGATGAACAGGGCCGTCGCCGGGTCATCAGGGTCGGGAACCTCCGGCGGGGCGGCCTCCCACGCGGTCTTTTCCGCCCCGTCCGCCTCGCGCCAAAGTCCGGCCTCCTGGCCGTCGACGAGCAGCACACGTCTGTGCCATTCCCTCCTTAGCGTCGGGAAATTCTGGGTGAGCCATTTACCCCCCCCCGGAATAAATCTCTGTTAATGAGCTGTTTATAGTATTTGTTTCCATATTAACATTATTCTGTGGTGGTGAATGTTATGTTCTTTGCCGCCGCCAGCTCAGGAAGCTGCGTCCACTCCGTCTCACGCTCCGTGTCGGTCATCTTGGCGTATGTGCCGGGGTGCAGGGTGATGGTGGCGGCCCCCATCCCCTCCCACGCCTTGCTGATTATGCCCTGCAATGAGGCCAGGGAGATGAGCGGGGAATCTGCCAGCGAGAAGCTTCCTGGAAGCATAGCCGCAACTGTCAGTGTCTCCAGGGCCTTGCATCCGGCCCACGCGTCAGACCCGGCGTTGGTTCCGCGCGGGGAAAACACCGATGCCTTGCGGAGTTTTGTGCAATCACGGAAGCAGCCAGTACCCGGTGTGAGAAGAGGAGCGGCCACCACTTCCACGGATGAGCCACGGAAGGTTGTGGAGGCCGGTGCGGAGGCTCCCCAGCGAATCTGCGACGGGAGGTGGGTGCGTATCGACATCCCGGCATACCGCGCGTTTATGTCGACATTGGTCATCACCCCGGCGGCGTAGACCGCGCGGGCCTCGGCGTATGACATCCCCAGCCCGTTGCAGAGATACATCTCCGACGGCTCGGCCGCCTCGTCGACAGAGCAGCCTGCCGACTTCCACAGCTCTCGGAACGCAAGCTCTGGCGAGTCAGCGATGGCCCGCGCCTGCGCGGCGGTGATTGCCCCCGCATGAGTCACGGAGGCCATCGGGAAAGGCCACAGGCCATTGGCAGGCACAGCCACCGGGTTTCCATCCCCGTCAACCCACGGGTTGCCCCCGTCGAGCCGGTACCGGGGACGCGTGAAGCTCACCTGTCCCTCCGAGGCCGTGAAGCCGATGTCGCGGAGGGCAGTCTCATTCCTCAGCCCCGAGGCGAACTCCGCCGCGCCGTCGAAACGCCCGTAATCATCCCCAGTGATGATGCCCGCCTGCCCGGGCTGGGGCCTGGCCACACCATCCCCGGCCACAGGCCCACACGCCATCGGCAAAGGCAGCGACCGGGTGTATTCCACCAGGCTTCCGTCTCCCAACATACGTCCATGGCGTGTGACTCCCACTTCATCCTCCGACACCTCGAAACCGATTTCCTCCAGAACTACTTGCTTTTCGAGATCATCTATCAGACGGCGCAGACTGTCAAGCGTTTCCGCCAGCCCCTCCTGGTCTTCCAGCCCATCGAGGAAATCCCGCAACGCCGCAAAGGCTTCGACAGTCTCCTCAAGCCTCTCGCCAAGTAGCGACTCGGCCAACTCACGCGTCCGCCTGTTCTCCTCCTCTACCTCCGAAACCCTATCGAGACCCTCGCGCAGCAGCCGCAGAGCCTCACGCGAGTCCGCGGCTGCGCTGTTTGCCGTCGACTCGATTGCTGCAGCCTCACTCCGTTCCAGTTTCCGGTTGAGCGCCTCAGCCAGTCCCAAGACAAGCTCGATGGCGATTCCGTTCCCTTGGTGGACGAAACTGTCAAAGACATCCGCAAAATCGTCCGCTGTGGGATACATCCCTTTACTGAACCGCTCCTTCAGACGTTCAATGCTCTTTTTTGCCATTTCAAATACAAATGAATTTTCATAAAACTATTATTTTGCCCGCATTATGTACGCGAGCACATAATATGGGGGCCTGTTCTCGTGGGCCTCCCCGGATCCGGCATTGTCTGTGCCGTGTCGCAACCATTGTATGTACCCCCTGTTGTCAGATGCCGTGTCGCAACGCTTGGGGTTGTTCCATACCTGGTCATATCCAGCCTGCAAGGACTCGCCACCAACACCCCACACTCCCGCGCCACACTCGCCGCTCCCCTTGGGTATCATAATGAAGTCCTTTAGCATGTGGCTATGGGCCGGCATCTGTTCGACCGCCAATGCCACCGACCTCTTGCCACCCGCGGAACCACTCTCCAGGTAGTCAGGCTCTGTGTCACTCCGGCCCACCACGAAGCGTCCGCGCAAGTCAGGCACGCGGAAAAATCCAGGTTCTGTCGTGTAACGTGTCCCTCCCGCCGACACAGCCGAGTTGAACACCGTCCCAAGCGCAGCCGCGAGCTCGGGAAACTCCGCCACCCTCAGCGCACGCCCGTCACAAAGCACATACCTTTCTGGCACATTAGCCCCCGCCCACATCACCACCGAGCCAAGCGGGGACGGCTCAACCATAGCGAGTTCAGACCGGAGGTCTCGATTCTCTGCCATCAGCTCCTTTATGGTCTTTATGTCGGTAAAGTCATCCCAACTGTAGTTCTCGTCTCCAATACCAGGCGCGAGACTCCGCCGCGTGTACGCCTTGGGATAGTCAGTGTTGTTGGCGCTCACCGTTATGGCTTCCTGCTTCACATACATGCCGCCAGTTGTCGGGCCGCCATCCCATGGCAACACCTCCCCCTCGGACTGGCTCCGTGTCCTTACAAACACAAAGCCCGCCCCCCTGTGCGTGCCATCGGCGTTGGCCTCGCAGCCATAAAGCACCACGCGGTCGCCGGCTATGTTGCCCGCCAACGCCGCCAGCGCCGCCAGCTTTTGGATATAGTCCAGCGTCTCGCAGTCCAGAGGAAAGTCCTTGTTTGCCTGTGTCAGAAAATTGCCTAATATCTTTTCCATTGTCATTTATAGTTTATTGCATAGCGTTTGCTCGCAAGTTTATACATATTTACCACCGCTCGCAGCCTCGTTTCCATCTCGGCCACCCGCAGTTCCTCCGGTACTGTCACCCAGAAGTCGTAACCGCTCGTCCCGCTGAAGCCCTCCCTGTGTATGCTTGCGGCTCCCGCCCCTCGGCGGGACAGCATCGTCCACCGCCCGACCTCCCTCATATGGATAGCCGACACCTCCAGGATTTCCGCGCCGTCGCTGTCCTCTATCTTTATGCGGCGCTGCTCGGGGTCAAACTCATCGTTAAGGGTCCCTCGCAGCTTGCACACCTGCCCGTTGTGACTCAGCCTGTAGCTTGTCGCGCTCCTGTATGCGCGCAGCTCCTGGAGCAGTCGCCCCAGCGGCGCAACCCCCGCATATATCAGGGCCCCGGCAAGTGGTCGCCGCAGCCATGTGGGCAGCGTCAGCAGGGCCAGCCGCTTGATGTTTACGTCATACGTCCTGTCAGCCTTGTTCGTCATACGCTTTCATGTTAACAGTTATCGTCCCTGGCCTGAAATAGCCCGCTGCGGGGGTCAAACGCGCGTCAATCTGTGTCGTTGTACTCTCGTTTGCGGCCTGCGCGGAGCTACCCCGCAACTCCACTATTTTCACCCCCTCCACCTCTTGTATGCGGTCAACGAGGGCCATATTCGTATATTCTCCGTTAAATGGCAAATTCTCGATATAGTCGCAGATTGCTTGCACACACGCCGTCTGTACAGCCCCCGGCTCCAGCATAGCGTTATAGTACACGTCCACTGTGCAGCCGAAAGTGTCCGCCTCCATGTTCACAAGCGACACCCTCACACCCGCGTCCTTGATCTCGCTTATATACGCTTTTAGCTGACGCTCCTGCTCCGCAGTCAGCGGCCGCCGCTCTCCGCCGCTTTCTCCTGCCACTTTTATAGTAAGCAGGCTGGCGTCCCGACTTTCGGTTGCTACGGCGTGTTTTACCACCCGCGCCGCCGACACATCGCTCTCGCTCATACCCTCCGTTTCATATGTGTCGCTGTCTGCCTCCAATTCCTTGCCCTCCATGAACTGGAGCACCTTGTCACGGTACCATTTCGGCCGGTGCGCTATCAGCCCCTCCAATTCCGCTGTCACCTCCATTTTGTGGAGGGCGACGAGCTGTTCAACGGTCCATGCACAGACTGCCCACACATACAGCAGAATGTTTTCAACACTTGCAGCGCCGAACATGTCGCCAAACTCCGCCCCGGGTTCAAACCCGTACCGCTCGGCGGCCTGCTTGTTGCGCATAAATTCACGCGCTATCTCGCTTTTTATTTCACCAATGTTTCGTGCCATTTTAATACCTGTTTAATACCTTTTTAACTCACCTCGAAGTCTATGTCAATGCCCATAAAGCCAATGCCTCCGTAAGGGCAAGCCGTCATATCGTCAGCGCTCGCCTCCGTTGCCGGCACCACTCCGTACGCCCGGTACAGTCTTACAGTACGAGCGTCTCCGTACTCCACCGGCTCCGGCACTGTCAGCTCCTGCCCCTCCTCCAGCCTGTCGGTCACGCTCAGCCCGTTGGCGGCTGCCATAATCAGCACCGTTTCAACGTGGCCGCCGCTTTGCAAGGCTACATCAAGCATCGTTTGTCTTTCTTTCGCTGTCGTTTTCATCGCTCTATGCTTATTGTGCCATCAGCTTCCATTGTCACGCGCTCACATTCCACCCCGCATCCGCGAAGCATCTGGCGCATCTCGCCGGGCCACATAACATCCGGTTGGCCGCCGCGCATCCGTCCGGCTTCACCTCCAAGCAGCGGGTGCTCTTTCAGCTCCCCACGCATAGTCAGCACCACGGCCTCCGCAGTTTGCCCCTCTGTTTCACCCACAGTTATGCCGCCACGTTCCACAAGCAAATCGCCGGTCTTTGCGTCTATCAATATGCCTTTCATTGAGTCGCCTCTTTTTTGGGTTGTTCATAATCGTTGCTGAATATCTCATAGTCCTCGTCGCTAACGGCGCTGATCTCACATACCTGATAATTCGCCTCTGTCATCTGCCGCAAGGTGTAGCCCCTAACCGCAAGCCGCCCAATATTCAGAGCGTCCAGAAATTCGCTGTGCACCCTTAGCGCCTCTTTTGTCTCCAGCAACTTCCGCACCTCACGCACTTCCGTGCCGGGCCACTCGTCTGCTATCACTCCCCCCTCTGTATGTTGCAAGCCCAGCACTATGTTGACCGACCAGTCGCCGGCGTTTATATACTCTTTCACCGTGCCGTCACGTCCCACCAGCGCGGTGCTCACAATCCTGTGCTCCCGGCTCGCTGCCGACACCGCGTCGGCAAAGGTTAACCCCTCGCCGTTCTCTCGCTCCAGACGCAGAGGACAGAGCACCCACCGACCCTCCCAATACTCCGGGTCTGTTATCGGCTGCCCGATTTCATGGCCGCTTATGCCGTCCCGATCCGGGCTTCCGCCCAGCTCCTTAAACCGCACAAGCCGCTTGGCCATGTGCTGCGCCCAGCTCATTGCCGCAAAATCTATGCTCACAGGCAATTTCTTGCCGCCTAAACTCGGTTGTGGAATTATACTCATGACGTTGCCAGTTGGGTATCGTTAAGCGCGCCCATCAAGGCCTCAAGCATTGCAGTTTTGACCTGTTCGGCACTTTCGCCGACGGTCGCGCTGTGTATCTCGAAGCGCTCGACAAGCTTTTCAATGTTGATTGTTATATTTTTGATTTTCCCGCCACCATCGCTTCCGGAACCGCTGCCGCCTGTGCCGCTGGCTCCGCTCAGGGTTGTGCCGGTGGGATTGACCGACGGCACCGTTACCTCTGGGACTGTCGCCCCGCTGGTGTTCGGGGTGCCTCCGGTTCCTTTTTTTGCCTTGGACTTGTCGGCCGCCTCCTTTTTGGCAGATTCCGTCATTTCAGCGTCGTAAGCCTCGTTAAACGCCTGGCCTATTTTTTTGCCATAGTCGCTATACGTGGACTTTAATCTGTTGAGCGCTGCGTCTATCCCGGCACCGTCCAGCTTAAACGCCGCCTTGATAAGGTCTCCAATGGCTCCAAAGGTATTTTTTGCAAGCTCGCCTATGCCGATGAAACAAGCCTTAAACGCCGCCCATGTGCCTTTGAGCACCGCGCGGAATTTGGCCGACGTGTTCCAGAAGTAAACCCCTATTGCGATAAGGGCGGCAATGGCTGCCGCTATCCAGCCAACTATTGGAATGCTCATAATTGCCACTGAAACGGCGCGACAGGCCGCCGACGCTGTTGTGGCAAATATTCCGAATGAGGTTGAAGCGGTGGCAGAGAATGCAGCCGAAGCCGTGCCGCCCGTTATGAATGACAGGACCAGGGCGCCCAGACCTTTGAGGGCGTTAAATATTCCAACAGTTGCAAAGCGTATCAGCCCAATGGTGGCGCGCCCCATATTGCCGATAAAGCCCAGCGATATCATGTTTGTTGTGGAGAGTGTGCCGTTCATCAGCGCGAAGCTCACAACTGCGGAGCGCGCCCAGCTGACAAACCCGGCCCACATTCCGGCCCAGTTCAGGCCTTTTATTAGCAACATGAATTTCCAAACTGCGGTCAGTAGCGGTGCGAGCTGCGCAAACGGCACAAGTGCAGAGGTCAGCACGCCACACCACAACGAAAAATCGCCCGTGGCCTGGAATATGGAAATTTTAAGATCCTCAAACTGCTGGTTTACTCTTGCCTGTCTCTCGGCGTAACTATCCATGACTATAGCCGCCTGCTCGGTCGCGCTATTGGTGCCTGTAACGGCGTCCGTGAAGCCTTGCAGACTCTCGGTGCCCTGGATAAGCGCGCGGGCGGCGTTGGCGTTTTCCACACCAAAGAATTTTGACAGCAGCGCGGAATCGTTAAGCATCGGTTTCAGCATCTCGAGGCGCTCTTTAAGGCTCTTGGAGTTATCGCCCAGAGCCACAACATCAATACCGGCCTTTTCAAGTTCCTCCCGTGCCTGCTTCTCGACAAAGCGTCCTTTGCTGAGCTGGCCTAGAACATTGCGGAGGGCGACACCGCCCTCGCTGGCTTTTTTGCCTGCTTTGTCAAGCACCTGGATTGCGGCGTTGGTTTCCTCAAAGCTGACGTTTGCAGCCTTGGCGGCCATACCGCATTGCTGGAGTGCCGCGCTGATAGCCGGGAGCTCCGCCGATCCGGCCTGACCGGCGGCCGCCATTACGTTCATCATGCGCGCCATTTCCTCGCTCGCCGCTGTTGGGTCCTCCAGACTGACGCCGTACTGGTTCATCGCCGTGGTTAGCACCTGCGCCGCCGCCACGCCGTCGCCCCCCATCAGCTTGCTGGTCGTCTGTATGCAGTCGCCCATCGCGCTGAGAGCTTCGGGATATTTACCCAGTTCGGGGCTCAGCTGCGAGAGCAGCAGCTTGTAACCCTCGACGGCCACCGCCGCGTCTGTACCGAACGCTTTGGCACTCTGACGTGCGAAGCCCTCAATCTGTTTCAGACTGTCACCCGTCACGCCGGCCACCGCGCTGAGGTCGTGCATCTGGCTGTCCAGCTTAATGCCAGCGCCGCTCAACTGGCTAAAGCCGTCGGCTACGTTCTGAAATACATCTTTCATATATGAGAACGTGGCCAGAGAGCCCGTAAATTTACGGACTCCGCTGTCTGCACCCTCAACGGAAGCCGTGAAATTTCCGGCTGCGCCACTCATGCCGCTAATTTGAGCCGTAAAATTCCCGCCTATGTTAAAAATGTAGTCAAAAACGTTTGCCATGTCGGTTTTATTTGTTATATTTGTGGCATAGCAACCGGTAACACTTTTTTATATGCTCAGCTTATTTTTATATGCTCAGCTTACTGCTTAAAATAATATGCTACGGCGCCCTCTTCGCTTATCTGGGCTGGGCTTTTTACGCCTTGTATCGGGCTATTTTCAAAGCCGGTAAAAACGGGACTCTGCCCTGGCTTTAACTTTTCCCATCACCAAACAGCGACGCGATAAGCTCTGCCCGGTTCCGGTTCCTCCACCGCTCCAGCCACAGGGCCTCACAGTAGAGCCGCGCCCATTCCTCTTCCGTCTCAATATTTTCAACATCGACGTGCAGGTTCGCCCGGATTAGGGCGCACCCCTTGGCGAAGCCGTCCTCATTGTCCGACTCCGCCAGAGTGTACGCCTCTACAAGTTTTTTATTATTCCGTTGAAGCCGTTCAGCACTTCGCCCAGCTTCTTTTGCACGGCCATAAAGAGCAGCGCGTCCGTGCGCAGCTCCTCGCTGCCTCCCAGCCAGCAGTTGTCAAACATAACTTTGCCAGCCTCCAGTTCATCGGTGCGGGCCACCTTGGTAACTGCTTTCAGAGTCTCCAGCGTCGGCCGTTTGAAATAGCCGATATGCACCTCGTCGCCGTCGGCGATTTCAATCGCAAAGCTCTTGCGGTGCTGCTGCTTGAATGCCTCAATCTGGGCCTCGGTCAGGTTGCCGTTGAAAATTGTAGGTGTCTGCTGATTTGCTGTCTCTTTTTCCATGTCTTTTTAATTGATGTTTAAGCGGTGTTTAATTGGAGTTCAAGTGGCCGTTAAGGTTCCAGCCCTTAACGGCCCTTGGATTTTGTCCCTGGGGCGGCTTATGCCGTCTTTCCCCATTCGATATGTGAGGGTACGAGCGGAAGCTCCACCTCCTGGCCCGTGTCTCCCTCTTTCCATTTGCGCGCGTTGGCCGATATGTGGCAGTTGCGGATCTTGTCCGTCACCACAATGCCGCTGTCCGGCAAATAGCTGACCTGGATTTCGATTGGCGGGAGGTCTTGCAGTCGCCCGTTGACGCTCTGCGACTGGAGTGCCTGCACTTCCTCCTGGTAGAGAATCAGCTTTGCGCTCGGAGTTATGCGACCCTTGGCGCGACCCACCGGATGACGCCCTGCCCCCCACTTGTTCACGATCTCCTGCTCGTCGCTGTACTCTACGCCGACAATGCCCGTTACAGGCACGCCTCCGACAAGTACCACAATGTCAGCCCACGCCACCAACATTCCGTTGACCATAGGCACGCCGTTGTTGATTACTGTTGCCATCGTTCTGACTTTTCGGGATTAGGTTATACGGATTTTGCAAACCCGATTTTTATACTCACGTGGCGCATTACAGGGACCGCCACGTTCTTGATCACGATTTTCACCGTGCCCGTGCTCGCAACGTCCTGCGCCGGGTCTATCTCGGCTTTATAGCCGCTCAGTTCTCCGGCGCGCTCCATCGCTTCGAGCGCCTGGTTGGCCACTGTCTCAAGGTGCGCCACGGTATAACTGGCCAGCTGGCCAGTGGAGGCGTCAACATAGACGTTGCCGCCGAGTTCCGGCTTCATGTAGGTGCGTATGCCGCGCACGGCCTTGTCCATCGTGCGCACGCTCTCAATGGCCGCGTAGTCGCTAATACTCGAGTCCATTGTGTGGCTGTCGTTCATATAGCTGCCCGCCAGCCCCGTGTGCGTTACAAAGAAAAGATAACGCCCCGTGTTGTCCAGCGTCTCGATCAGCGCCTTGTCAACGTCGCGCACAAGGGTGCCGTCGCCGAATGCCGGAAGGCTCACCCCCGTGGGGAATTGCTTTATATAGGCGATTGACTGGTGGACGCTCGCAGCGCTGATTAGCCCCATCACCACCCCCAGACCGCTTACGCTCGCCTTGGCCTCGTTGGCGTTGTCGTTGTACAGCTCTGCGCCGGTTCCGCTGCCCGCCTGGCCTATCACCACGCTGACGCGGCATTTGTTCTCGCCGGCAAGGTTCACGGCCTGCTGCTTTATGTTCGCCACTTTAGGGGCGTACACGATTGACAGCTCGGCCTCTTCCTCGGCCAGCACGTCACCTATCCCCTGCAGCGCCGTGAGGGCGTCCCCGCTCACCGGGGTGTCGCCGCACCACACGCCAATCTGGCGAATGCGTCCGGCGGCGAAGTTCTGCACCGTCTTAAGCTCGGCGAATGTCTGCGCCCCCTGTGGCTTCTCAAAGATACCCACGTAGAGGCTAACGGCCGGATTGAGGCGGTAGAGCTCGCTCAGCTGATAGTGCAGCACTTTCACCGACCAGCTCGCCGCGTCCGCGGTTATGCCGGCGGCCTCTGCCGCGTCTATCGTGCTGAGCGCCTGCACACGCTCGGTCTGGAATGCGTCCGGAATGTCGGCCGCCGCCATGTAGAACACAAGGCCCGTAATATGGTCCTCGCCCGGCAAGCTCTTGGGGACGTTCCCGTTCTCTCTCAGGATTTTCAGGCTGGTTCCCATCAGGCATCAACTTTTAAGGGTTCAGAGTTACCCAGATTCTTGCCGTGCGCCCGGGCGTTGCTCTCCTGGTCGAAGCACTGACCGTCGTCTGTCACCCACACGCATTTAAGCCCGTGGCGCTGACAGGCGGCCAGACCGATTGCGCGGAGCGCTCCCGTGGCTTCCTTCCCCTTGGCGCGCTCGGCTTTGGACTTTTTGCTTTTAGCCTTGTCCTCGGCAAGCATTTTGTCTGCTTCCTCCGGGCTCTGCGCAACAGGCCCCGACGCAGTTAATTCCGCTTCGGTGGGGACTTGCACTATTTCTTTGGTTTCGTTGCTCATGTCTTTTTGCGTTTTCTGATTTTGAAAAATATCCACCCGGCTGCTGCCAGGATCATTATTGCCGCCGCCCATGCCGCGCCCTGTTTCAGGCGCTCCCACAGGCTCGGCGCTCTCGTGGCCGTTACAGTCACCTCGTCAAGCGTGCCCCCGTCAAAGGTCTGCGCTGCTTCCTCCGTGGCTTCGGCCGTGCCGCTGGCCGTTTCCTCCAGTTGCGCCCGGTTCCGGCTTTCCTCGCCATGCGTCTGCCGGATTCGCGCCTTGACCGGAGGCTTCCCGGTCGTCGGGTCCGCGGGCTGCGTGGTGTCGTAGATTTCAACCTCCGTCACCGTCTCCCCCCGGCTCTCTGTCTCCGTGTTCAGGGTCGCCGCGTGCTGCTGTTCTTCCCGGCTCTCGGTCCGGGCTGTCGTCGCCACATGCTCTGCCGCCTCCGTCCGGCTCTCGCTCACGGCCTTGCGGTGCGAGCAGCAGCTCGTATTTGACAGGGCAATGGTCAATATGACGACAACCCCAAATGCGCTCCAGCGCATTGTTGAGCCTATTGACATCGTTGCGTAAATTCGTTATTTCGGCTTTGAGCGGCGGAACAATACTCTCCATGAGTATGTCCGCAGCCTTGCGCACGTTTTCCAGTTCGTGGCTCTTGACCTCCGCGAGCTTGTCTTTCATCTCGGCCCGCAGCCGGTCAAGTTCTATCCTGTATTTGTCGCGCTCCAGCTTACGGCCTACCCACGCCCCGATTGGGGCCGCTATCGCCGCTGAAAGCGCCGATATTATGATTGTGATTATTTCGCCGCTCATTCATGTTGTTACTGTTTGATGCCCACCTGCGTGAGCCATGTCTTCACGTTGAAACTCGGACACGCCTTGTTGGCAAATTCGTTATGTCCGTGCACTGTCGCCCCAGGATAACGCCCGCAAAGCTCTTTTACCAACTTCACAAGCGCGGCCCCCTGGGCTGGTGTGCGCGTGTCCTTGCTTTTTTTGTTCCAGTCGGGTGTTGTGCGTACCGGACAGCCGCCCACATAGCAGACCCCGATTGACCGGGTGTTATGCCCCGTGCAATGTGCGCCGGCTATCGCTTCCGCTCGGCCGGGGCGCACTTCACCGTTAAGCCCGATAACATAGTGATAGCCTATGTCCGAAAATCCCCGCGCAAGGTGGCTGGCCTTGATCTGGGCGTTGGAAAATTCCTCTCCCTCCGGCGTGGCCGTGCAGTGCAATATGATTTCATCAATCTTGCGTGTGTTCCGGGCAACGCCAAGAGCCGCCCAGGTCTGTGCGCCCACTATGCCGTCGGCTTTCAGTCCTTTCGACGTCTGGAACTCTTTGACAGCTTCCTCGGTCAACGGCCCGAATATGCCGTCCGCCATCAGGTTCAGTTTGCTTTGCAGGGTCTTCACTTCCGCCCCGCGGCTGCCTCGTTTAAGTGTTGTCATTCTCTCTGTCTGTTAGGCGGCCGTCCCGCTGATTATCGCCGCGCGGCAGTTGGTCTCACTCAGAGGCAGGCAAATGCCGTATTGCTCGAAGTTCACGAGGCTGCGGTGGTTCTGGGGGTCGTTCTCGGCCTTGCTGTGATAGAATTTGGTTGAGCCCTGCGCTTTCATCATGCGACCTGCGTAGAACGCCACGGAGCTTTGCATGTCTGTAGCCGCTGCCACTGCGCCCCAGGCCAGTTTTTTGCCGGTGGTGGGGTTGTAGTAGGGGGTGCCGTCATATTCGTATATGTCGAAGCCGTAAAGGCGGCATATCTTCCCCTCGGTCTGGTTGATGTTGTAGTGGTCTTTGAAGCGCTGCTCGGTAGCCAGCAGGTCATTGACGTGGTCGCAGCAGAGCACCAGCACACGGTTCGCCTTGGGGATCTTCATCTTGTCAAAGGCCGTTTTCAGTGCCAGCAGGTCATCGGGGGTCATACGCTTGCGCCCATTGTAGCTCGCACCGCTTGTGCTCAGAACCGGCGCGCCTGCCACGTTCTCGCCCGGCGCGATTGAGTGGATTGCACGCGCTCCGAATGCCTCCACAAGTGCTTCACGGTGACGCTCCTGAACACTCGCCATCTTGTCGTAACTGATTGCGTGCAGCTCGTCGTCTGTCACCGGTGTCGCCTCCGTGCTGAATTTGTCCAGAGCCACAGGCTTGTCGGCATCCTCCAGCGCCACAATGGGTATAGGATAGGTGGTGTTGTTGATCAGCACCTTGGGGTCGCCGCCGATTGCCACGAAGTGGATCACATCATTGTTGACATACCGGCTGTAATCGCGTATGCGCGCAAGCCAGCCCCACGACTCCAGCGCGGTGCGGAACTGTTTGATCTGTTCGCCGGTCCATATCTCTTTGAGCACTCCGGCGCGCAATGCTCCGGCCGGCGCCGCTCCCTGGAGGGCGAGTGCCAGCACATTGCCGGCAATGGCTCCGGCGCCGGGCGCGCAACCGATTGCCACAGCGACCGTCGCTCCAGCGGCCGCGTTGAACGCCACGGCCATCACCATGCAGCTGACAAGGCCGAGCACTTTTTTGAAAATGTTGTTTTTTGGTTTCATCAATGTTGTCGTTGTTTGTGTCGATTTCAGGTCATTCGCTCAGGGGAGGGCAATCGCAGCCATATTCGGCCTTGTAGAGCCGCATGTATTCTGCCGGCTGCTCTTTGCGGAGCGCAAGCAATTCCTCCATGGGCACTTCGCTGAGCTTCGCGTAGCCCTTGGGCGCTTCGCCGGAGCCGGGCGCACTTTCTTTGCTCAGTCTCAGTACTTCGGTCGGTTTTGTCTGGACAGGCATTGTCCTGAATGTGTCCGCAAGCATATCCGCGCCTGCGGCCTTGCCGAGCTGGATATAGTGGTCGCGCTGCGCCGCCAAAATTTTCCTCTCGGCGATTGCCTGGCCCACACACCGGGTCACTGCCGCCAGCTGCAACGACTCGACCCTGTCGGCCCTCGTTTTCATCAGCTGGAGCGCGGCGGTTGCCTGTTCGTCGCTCGCTCCGTCGGGAAGCCCCAGGAGCGTTAACTGTTCTTTGTTCATCGCTGTTTTTTGATCTTGATTGTTATTGGTTTCCTCCCCCTCGCCGGGTTCGTTCTCCGGCTTGGATTCGGGATTGCTCAGTTTTAAAAGCGGAAGCGTAGGCGCGTCCTCTCCTGCGGCAAGTTTCAGCAATTTGCCATCAGCCCCGCATAGTTGCAGGGCTTCATCATTGCCGCCAACGTCCACAATGCTGACTTCTACCAGCTTGCTGCGCGTCACTGTCGCGCGTGTCTGTCCGGCTAATGCCAGTGCCGGATCGGGGTCCACTTCCGTAGGTTCCAGAGCAGGCGAAGCCATGCGTAGAAATCCGCTTTCCCATTTGCTCTCAATCTTCCGGGCAAATTCATCGTTCTGGTCGAATACCGGCGTGCCTATCAGCTTGCCCCCCTCAACCCTTAGATTGTCAATTTTGCCAATCGGCATTGACTGCCCGTCCCAGGCCCTGCGGTGCATCCACAGCAATACGGGGTTGCGCTTGTACTGCTCCAGGTCTATGCCCGAAGTCAAGACCCGCGTGCCGTAGCTGTTGACTGCTTCCGTTGATATTATCACGTCTTTCATCGTTGGTCGTTATGATTTCAAAAAAGCCCGGGACGCGTGGACTGGAAAAGGACGGCGGATTGGGAATGGATAAAAGTGTCCTCCGCGTCCCGGGCGGTTGTTCAAGCTCTATTTACTGAGAATATATTGTTGTGGCGGAGGCAGGGCTCGAACCTGCGACCTCCGGGGAATGAGCCCGGCGAGCTACCAGCTGCTCCACTCCGCAATGTCTCTGCAAGTCGTTCAGTGCTGCAAAATTGCGGATTGTTCGCGCCCCGGGCAAAAAGAGTGTAAAAGATTTACACTCTTTTTTATCCTGACCTGTTTTTGCCCCAATTTTGCACTGTAATTAACCGCGCCTCATCGTGCCTTGCACGTTTTGCCATGCAAGGATGGTGGTCGCGCCCAATCCCATATTTTTTGTAATCATAAATGGCCACTAAAAAGGAACGTGAGCAGCAGCGCGAGCACGCGCGGCTCCTGTACATGCAGGGGGAGCCTCAGAAGTCCATCGCCGAAAAGGTCGGTGTCTCGGCCCAGACAATAACGAAATGGGTAAGCGAAGGCAACTGGGAACAGTCCCGAGCCGCCGTGAACATCACGCGCCAGGAACTTGTGAACAAGATTCTTAAAAGTATCGATGTGCTTTTGGAGGACCTGGCGGACAACCCCTCGCCGGAGAAGACAGCCGCCAGCGCCGACAAACTTGTCAAGTTCGCCGCCACAGTTGAAAAGCTCGACAAAAAGGCTTCTGTGGTTGACGTGATAGAGGTGTTCCTGGCATTCAGCAGATGGTTGCGCCATCGTATGAGTTTTGACCCCAATGTCACGCCGGAACTGCTCAAGACAATCAACCATTATCACGACCTTTTCATTTCAGAGAAGCTCAAAGAAAGTTTTTAAAGCATGACAACGAAAGCGGAGATATTAAAAGCACGGGAAAGGTGGAAACAACACTGCGAAATGGTGCAGGCGGCTTCTGCCGTAAACATCGACGAGACAGCTGGGCAGCGCCTTGCACGTATGCGCCGGCTGCTGCTGAATTATGCCGATTTCGTGGAGTTCTATTTCCCGCACTGGACTGAGAACCCAAAAACGGGGCAGTCGACACCCTGCGCGCCGTTCCATATCGATGCGGCCAACAAAATCAGACAAAACCGGAACCTCAAGGCCGGTTTTGTTTGGCACCGTGGGGCCGCCAAATCTACCAACATGGACGTATTTATACCCATGTGGCTTATGGCCTGGGATATTGCCGGCTCCGAAATTTTCGGCGCAGCCAAAACAAAGGGGCGCGAAATAAATGTCATGGTGGTAGTCGGCAAATCTGAGGACAACGCCAAAACTTTGCTCAGCGACATTCAGGCTGAATTACAGTACAACCAGCGTTATATCGCCGATTTCGGCGAACAGCACAACGCCGGATCCTGGGAAGATGGCGAGTTTGTCACACGCTCGGAAGTCGCATTTTTTGCCCGTGGTCGCGGTCAGTCCCCTCGTGGTCTGCGCTACCGCTCACACCGACCGGATTACATCGTCATTGACGACCTCGACGACGACGAGCTGGTGGAAAGCCCCGCCCGTGTCTCTAAATTGTTTGACTGGGTGCGCTCCGCTCTTTTCGGCACTCTCGACGGTGGCCGTGGCAGGTTCTTTATGGTAGGCAACATGATTGCCAAAAATTCAGTGCTGGCTAAGTGGTGCGACATTAAGAGCGTACACGTTACCCGCGTGAACATCTACGACCGCGACGGCGAAATATCCTGGCGCGCCAAATGGACTCCGGACGAAGTGCAGGCAATTGCCGATGTCGCCGGTTATCGCGCTTTTCAAAAAGAATACATGAACAACCCAATTATCGAGGGTGCTGTGTTCCGTAATGAGTGGATCCGCTGGGCCAAGCGCCCGGCTTGGTCTAAGTTCTCCGAATTTGTCCTGTATATCGACCCCAGCTTCAAAGGCTCTACTAAAAACGACTTCAAGGCCGCAAAGCTCTGGGGAAAGGCCGGGACTTCCCTCTGGTGCCTCCGCGCTTTTGTCCGTCAGTGTTCCGTTGCCGAAATGGTCCGCTGGTGTTATGACCTCTACGAATGGGCCCGCGCCCGGGGCATTGCCGTGCGCTGGTACATGGAAGCCAATTTCATGCAGGACACCATCCTCGACGAGTTCCGCCGCGAGGGAGAACTGCGCGGCTACCAGCTCCCCATCACCGGCGACAAGCGGAAAAAGCCCGACAAGTTCCAGCGCGTCGAAGCCGTTTCCCCTCTCTGGGAGCGCGGTTTTGTCTGCTATGACGAAGCACAGAAGGACGACCCCGACATGCTCGCCGGCATCGACCAGACCCTCGCTTTTGAAAAGGGTATGCGCGGGCACGACGACGGGCCCGACGCCGACGAGGGCGCCATCTGGATTCTCCAGCGTGACACCCGCCAGAAAAATATTGTCAACAACACTTCAATAGGCTTGCGCCCTAACGCTAAAAACGTATCATGGTAATATCTGATTTTTTCCGCGCCATCCTGTTTGACTGGCGCAAAAAGCGTGCTATCCGCCAGGCTCGCCACTCGGCCGACCTGTACCGTAAAAAATTCCTTGTGCTCGTCTGGCAGGGGCGCCCGGTTTGCGTCTCAATGCAGGGCGTGAAAAAACTGATCCGGCAGAAAAAGTTCCCCGGACTCACCGCCGAAAAAGCCCGCGAAATTGCCATTTTTGAGGTCTCACCACGCAACACCACAGCCCAATGCTGACCCTCGACGACTACCGCAGCGTGTGCGACGACTACGAGTTCAAGCTGATAACCCAGAACGACGACATACGCCTGACGGCCGAAGCCGCAGCTATGGAGCAGATTGCCTCATACCTCCGCCACCGCTACGACACAGATCGCGCTTTTGCCGCTGTCGGCCCTGACCGTAATTCAATGTTGGTGCAGTGCGCCGTGAATATCTCCCTCTGGCTTATGGTCCACCGCCTGCCCCAGAATATGGGACACGAACGCCGAGAATGTCTTTACAACGACTCTATAAAGTGGCTGCGTGACATTCAGGCCGGCAAGGCTTCCCCGGACCTACCGCTCTATCAGTCCCCCGACGGCTCCGACGGCGACACCCACAACCCCGTCCGCTTCGGCTCGATGAAGCCCGGACGTTACGACTGGTAACGCCATTTAACACCGCATTAAACACCCGTTAAACACCGTTTAAGTAATGTTCAGACTATGCGCGAAAATAGAGATTAACGGCGACCGCACCTGGTCGCTCGACTTTGTCACTGCCGTGGAAATAACACGCGACACCGAAAAGCTCACAGCCGAAGCCAAAATAACCCTCCCCAAAAAAATCAAGTGGGACGGCTCGGCTGAAATCCCCGTGCGCCGTGGCGACCGGGTGCGCATATCTCTGGGCTACGACGACAGGCTCCAGCTCGCTTTTGTCGGTTATGTCCGCGACGTCGGCTTCAAAACGCCCGTGGTCATAACCTGCGAGGACGACATGTTCCTGCTCAAACAAATGCCGGCGCAGAAAAAGGCTTACCGCTCTGTTTCCCTCGAAACATTGCTCAAGGACCAGGGGATTACCTACCGCCTCAACATCATGGGCGAACAATCCCTCGGCGCCTATCGTGTTACTGCCGACACTGTCGCCTCCCTGCTTGGCAAACTTTCCGAACAGGGCATCCGCTCATTTTTCCGCTATGAGGACGGAGAGCCGGTGCTTTATTCCGGGGTTCTCTTTGAGCGCGACACAACACCCTCCCAGACTTTCAAAACCGGGCTTAATATCATTTCAGACCAGAGCCTCCAGCAGCAAAAGGCCGAAAATATGCGCCTGCGTGTCAAGGCGGTCAGTCTTATGCCGAATAATAAAAAAATCAAAGTTGAGGTCGGCGACAGTGACGGCGAACACCGCACACTGCACACCTACAACAAAACCGAAAGCGAGCTCAAGGCCTGGGCGGAACAGGAAATCAAACGCCTTAAACGCGACGGCCTCACAGGCTCTTTTACCTCTTTCGGCTATAAGCTCGTTGACCCGCTCGACGCCATCGGCCTTATTATCGACGGCAACCAAATGGGAGTGTATCAGGTCAAAAAAGTTGTGATTAAATATGGCGATTCCGGCTTCCGTCAAGAGATAACCCTCGGCCTCCGCGTCGCCTGATTATGGAACTTATAAGACTTATTGGACTTATGGCAGATATTAGAAACATTATTCGGCAACTCGCACAGCCCGACGGCGAAACCGTCGCCCTGGTCTGCACTGTTGACGCCGTTGACAAAAAAGCCAGAACCATAGACTGCACTCCGCTGAATGAGGGTGCGCCCCTGCTCGGTGTCAATCTCCAGGCCAATCAAGAGGCCGATTATGGCCTGTGCCTGTTCCCGGAACCGGGCAGTTATGTTGTTGTCGGCTTTGTCGCCGACGGCGCCGCCGGGGTGGTGCTGCTCACTGAAAAAATTGAGGCGGCCGAAATTGTCATCGGCGACACCTCCGCCGTCATGGACGCCGACGGGGTGCGTATCGACGTGGGCGACATTTCCGCCCATCTGGATAAAGAAGCCGTGGTTTTCAATGGTGGCGACCTTGGCGGTCTTGTCAAGGTTCAGGCCCTGACAAAACGCCTTAACCTCATCGAAAACGACATCAATGAATTAAAGAGAATATTTGCCACCGGCTGGATTCCGGTTGCTCAGGACGGCGGGGCTGCTCTAAAAACAGCTACCACCTCCTGGTGCGGTTCTATGCTCTCTCCAACACAACGCAACGACTACGAAAACGAAAAAGTAAAACATTAATACTCCAGTAATGGCCAATATTATTTCCAACATTCGCGATTTTTTCAGCCGTCCCACACGCTCTGAACTTGTGGAACTCTCCCGTGCTCTGCGCACTAAGCAGGGTGTCAGGCTTTCGGCTATGCTCCAGCAGCAGACCGACAGCCTCACCAAAAAGGACGTGGCCGACTGGCGCGCCGCACATCAGCTGGCCATCGACTACGAAAACCCCAGCCGCGTCCGGCTTTACGACATTTTCGCCGACTGTGTCCTCGACGCCCATCTCTCCGGCTGTATTGACCAGCGCAAGGGCAAGGTCTTGCAAAAAGATTTCAGGCTCGTTGACCCCTCTGGCAAGGAAAAAACGGAAGCCACTGAATTGCTGCAATGCGAGTGGTTCGCCGATTTTCTCGGCCTCTGCCTTGATTCTATCTATTGGGGGCCTACTCTCATTCAGCTGGGCGACGTCGTGCGTGACAATGGCCCTATGCGTTTCGACGGGGTGGAACTTGTGCCCCGCAAGCACGTGGTCCCGGAATACAGCGTCCTCGTCCGCGACCCCGGTGGCGATTGGCGCCAGGGCATCCCTTACCGCGAGGGAGACATTGCCAACTGGTGCGTGGAAGTGGGTAAACCCCGCGACCTCGGCCTGCTCCTGAAGTGCGCGCCCTCATGCATCAGCAAAAAAAACATGCTGGCCTATTGGGACGTGTTCGGCGAAATTTTCGGCATGCCTATGCGTATCGCCCGCGCCAACACCCTTGACGACGGGGAGCGCGCGAAGCTCGAAGCCGCCCTTGATAAAATGGGGGCTGCCCAGTATATCGTCACCACCGACGGCACAGAAATTGAAATCAAGGAAAGCAGCCGCGGCGACGCTTACAATGTCTATGACAAGCGCGTGGACCGTTGCAACTCAGAACTGTCAAAAGTGGTGTTGAATCAGACTATGACCATAGATTCCGGAGCGTCTCTCTCTCAGTCTGAAGTGCACCTGGAAATTTTTGAGCGAACCACCGCAGCCGACGCCATAATGTGCGCCCACATCATAAATGGCCGGCTGCTGCCCCTAATGGCGCTCCACGGCTTCCCCGTCAAAGGGCTGCGCTTTCAGTGGAACAATGCGGCAAGCTACACCCCGGCCGAACAGCGCGAGATCGAACGCCTGCTACTGGAGTATTACGAAATTCCTCCCGAATATTTCACCGACAAATACGGTGTGACAATCGACCGGCCGCGCGAAACAAAAACACAGCCCGACCGTTTTTTCGACTGAGCCCCGCCCTGCGACTGGCTGACACGGTGGGGCTGCGCCGCTCATATCACGCGTTTAACGCCGCTTTGGGTTCTTTGTATGAGGAGCAGTTGCTTGAATTGTCCGCCGGAACTACCGGCCCCGATTTTGACGACACGGCATTTTTTGACGCTGCCGGAATGGTCTACAACGCCGGGGGCTTTGAGGCGTCGCAGCTCAATACTCCCGAAGCCCGCCGCCTCATTGCCGAAACGTTGAAGCAGCTTAAAACGGCCATCGCTTCCGGCGTTCCCCATGAGGTTCCGGAAACGGTGCGCCATGCCCTCGAAAATAACGCTTTTATTTTCTCCGGCTTCAAGGCATTCCACACGCTCCGCGAGGTGGGGCTGTCGCTCGTTACCGACAAAGGCGACATTAAGCCTTTTGAAACGTTCCGCCGCGACGTGGAAGCAGTCAACAACCGTTATAACCACAATTACCTCTATGCAGAATATAACCACGCCGTCGGCGCTTCTCTTATGGCCGCACGCTGGCAGAAAATTGAGGCCGACGGCGACCGTTACGACCTGCAATACCGCACAGCACAGGATGACCGCGTCCGTGAGGATCATGCAATTCTGCACGGCACGACGCTGCCCCCGTCCGACCCGTTCTGGTCGCTCTACCTGCCGCCGAATGGCTGGAACTGCCGTTGTACTGCCGTGCAGGTACGCAAGGGCAAATATCCCCAGAGCGACCCTGCACTCTCTATGCTGCGCGGTAACAATTGCACCGAAAACGCCAAACAGCAGATTTTCCGATTCAACCCCGGCAAGGAACTGAATCTGTTCCCGCCAAAACACCCGTATTATAAAGCACCCGACGACGCTAAAAAAGCGGTGGAGCAACTGAGTGAGGAACAAAAACGCGAGCAGCGTATTGCCGACATCATCGCTGAGCTGCCCGCCTCTCTGACTGCCGACGAAAAAAAGACAGTGGCCGCCCACTGTCTGGAGATTGAAACAGCACTCGGAATTACTAAGGGTAAACCTATGAGCGTGGACGACGCCGACAAGCAGCACGCTAACCCGAATTACGGCAAGGAGCGGGGCTATGGTATCAACTGCCAGACATGTTCCCCGGCTTATGTCCTCCGACTGCTCGGCTTTAATGTTACCGCTAAGTCCAACACTCCGGGCACAAAACTGGAGTATTTAAGCAAAGGCAACCAATTATGGGAGCAGTGGCTCAATCTCGACGGCACACCCGCGAAACATACCAGCATGAACGACTGGTTAGCTGCTCACAATTTCCAGCGCATGACACCGAAACGTTATATTAAATTCTTTGAGGAAACGTGCAAGGAGACCGGCGTTTATATGCTTTCGATAGGTTGGAAAAGGGGCGGAGGCCACGCCACGATCCTGCAACGCTTTGCCGACGGCTCTCTGCGCTATATTGAGCCCCAGGTTGACAACTCCGCCGGCTCCGGGCGCGACTTGGACTATTTGAGTAAAAACGGCGCGGCAACCATGCACGGCTGCCGCGGTATTATGCGAGTTGATAACAAACTATTTAACGTCGCTTTCGCTGAAATTTTCGACAAATGAGCCTATTATTTCAAGTGCTTCAAAGCCGCCCACCTCCTTTAATTTGTCATCTTTAATCAAGTAAACAGGAGGAAAGCCTGCCGTTACATCATCAGGAAAGCGGTAATAAAAAGCCTCTGCCCCCCGGTATGTTCCGAGGTGCTCTACATGGTCGCCGTACATCTCAACGAGATACTGCGCCGCCTGTCTGACTTTGGAAGGTATTTCCATAATGCCGCAAATTTACGAATTTATTCTGATATAACAACACTTAAACACCGATTAAATGCTTGACGCCAATAAATTAAAAGCCGATATTCTCGACGATATGCGCGTGGAACTCTCCGACGAGTTCGACCGAAACTTTGAGCGTAAGGCCTTTTTCTCCGACAAGTGGAAGCCTCGCGCGCATGACTACCCCCGTGGCTCTCTGCTCATGGTTTCCGGCGCCATGCGTCGATCTACACAGGGCGAAGTGTCCGGCGACGGCGTGCGCTTCTTCTCTGCAATGCCTTACACCTCCCTGCACAATGAGGGCGGCACAGGCTACAAAATGGTTAAAGCCCACACGCGCCGATCAAAAAAAGGCAAGGTCTACACTGTCCGCGCACATCAGCGCAAATTCAACATGCCGCAACGCCAGTTTATCGGCGACGGCCCCGAAACACAGCGCATCATCCGCGGGGTTATCGACGACAACCTCCAGCGCTTTAATCTCCATTTAACAAACTTCTTACGACAATGAGAAAACAAATCTTTACAGCCATCGCCGAAAAGCTCCTGACTGTGCCAGGCATTACACATGTTGACCTCTGGAACGACAACGGCGCCCATTTCGCCGGTGGGGCCGTTTACCCCCTCCCGTCGGTATTTGTCGAATTTGAGACTATCGAATGGCACCAGCTCAACAATGGTGCCAGACGGGCCGACATCAATGTCCGCCTGCACGTCCTCGCCCGTGCCACTGCCGGAATACACAGCGCACAGAATCCCGCTATGGCCGAAGCACTCAAACGTTTCGACCTGCTCGACGCCATCAACGCAGCAATGCAGGGTCTGCGCGGTGAAAACTTCGCCGGCTTCATGCACACCATCTCGGCAACCAACCACGCCCACGCTGAAATTGTTGAAGATGTTGAGTGCTTCCGCACCTCCGCACAGGATATTACTGCAATGCGCCCCGTGTCGCGCGTTTCGGGCCTCTTTGCGGCCGTTAAATAGTCCGAACTATACAACAACACCCCCGGCGGCGCTCGTGGCCGTCAGGGGCGTTATTTTTACAGATCATCGAATAACGACGGGGTATTGTCGGGCGGTCGCTCTGTTTCAGGGTCAAGCCCCAGCAAGTTCAGATAGGTGCGGTAACAAATGCCAAACTCGGGCTCTATCCGGCGCCGCCACACTGCTTTGTAGCATTTTGCCTGGTTGCCGGCTTCGTAGTGCAGGGCCGTAATCGCTTTTATTTGCTCGGCCCGCGCCAACGTGCTTTTATGTCGCTTTTTATTTGCCATTCTCACCGTTATTTACTAACTTTGCACTGTCCTTTTACATCAGGCTCAGCGCTGACGTCAGCTACTCCGGTGGCACGTTGGCGCGGTCTTTTTTATTCGGCCGCCTCTGCCTCGGTTCCCTCCGCTTCTGCGTCAGTGCCCGAGGCGGTTTCATTCTCGGGCAGGAGGTCAACGTCGGTTATCCCCAGCGGTATGTTGCGCCACGCCCCGGTCTTCGGGTCTTTGCGCTGCGCGCGGATATAGCGGCGAGTTATGCTCGGCTGGTAGCTTTCCTCGATTATGCGCACGCCCTCCAGGAATTGCTCGTCGCCGCTGTCCTCGGCCATCTTCCGGAGCTGGAGCACGCGGCTGGCCTTGAGGTTCCCCTGACCGTCGCGGCTCAATAGCCGGAGCACTGCCGACACAAGCGCCTTGCTCTTGTCGTCCGTCGCCAGGCTCTCGATATAGCCGCGCACCATCGCGATTCCATCTTCCACCGTGTCGCGGTACCCGTCAACGGTGTTAACGCCCAGTGTCAGGCGCAGGCTGCTGTCGCTGTTAGTAAATGTGTGGCTGTACTGGCCGCCGTCCTTGGTGCCGAATAATTCGCCTTTCAGGTCTATAATGGCCGCGAAGTTGCCGAAGACGGAGTCTTTAACGGTTTTCATGTCTTTGCTCAGATTCTCCAGCTCGGGGATCGCCTGGTTCAGTTCCTCGTCGACCATCTGCGCGTAAGTCTCGCGCCGCTGCTTGCGCTGCTCGGCGGCTTCTTTTTTTGCCTGTTCCGCCTGAAAGGCTTCCCACTGGGCGAGCTGCGCCGCCGTCATGGTCACTTGC